TAGGCGTTTGCCAATGCTTGTCTTTCATTGTCGGACATGTCTTCATGCCTGCCGAGTTTGTAATCTGGATTGATAATCTTCCGATAAGACTGTCTTGAGTCCCAGCAGAAGATAAAGTTTGATGTTTGAAATTTCTCTGCAAGACTTAGTATTTCACTTAGAAATCCAAAGATGACCCCAGTCTGCGATCCTTGATAACTAAGTCCCGACATTGAGTAAAGGGCCCGGTAACCGAGCCCATTGCTGTCCACAATTATTCGCACTCAAACCTCTGTTTTCGTTCCGGTTTAATGGCATTTTCGATCTCTTGCCATTCTTGCTCGACCATATAAGAAAAGTCTTCCTCGAGCTTGTTGTCTTCAATGTATTTGACCAGTCCTGCCCTATCAAATTCTGTACCGTCAAATGTCAGTTTGTCCACTTTTGGACCATAGTACCAGTTGATCATTGACAGTATATTGTCAATGCCATAGTCGAACAGAAAGATTGTCTCTGCATCGCGGAACGGTTTGGCAACTTTGTTTCTTTTCACCCTAACCTTTGACCTTATGCCATAAACCCTTTCTTCTCCACGAAAGGTTCTTTTGAGCTTCTCTGCTTCGGCCAACCACATACACTGATGTGTGTAGAAATCCAGGGCTTTGCCACCAGCCCTGTAGTACTTGTCACCGAACGTCATTGTATCAATTTTCTCTCTAATCTGAGAAATGATAATCAGAGTCGTATCCTTACTCTCACTGATATCGCAGATGTTGGAAAAGAATGATGCGCTTCCATACTTGGCTTTTTCGGTGCCAAACGAGCCATCTTCTGGCGCGTCTTTCTTTGCCGCGATTTCAAATCTTGCAATACCCTTTTCTGATGTAAGGGCGTCCCACGAATCAAGAACATACAACAAAAACTCTCCTGGTTTTAATGCCGAAACGCGTCTTGTGTAATCTCTACCGAAAGCCTCGACGGCTCCTGTCCGTATCCATTCAACACCTTGCACAAATGGCTTCCCATACATTTGTGTGACAGGGAAATCCATCACCCCCTCGACGTTGTTGTAAACTATGGACATCTTCTTAACAGGGGCGAAAATATTGGAGGTAATTTTCTGGATGTTGTAAAATGTCCATGCACAAACTTCCAAGGCGTGCAATGTTTTGCCACTGGAGCCGTCGCCGATAAAATTAGCAATGTGCCCTCTTGCAACACCACCGTTTACCCCCTTGCCGGATGCTGCGAGGTTGAACATTGTTGAGCCAGATGATAAAAACTCAACTCTTTTATCGTCTTCTATATAATTGCACGCCTTGATTTCATCTGCAGTTTCTTTTGACGTCTTTGCCATTTACGAGCTTCTCCTTCTGCGACGACCCTCTTCGGGCACCGGACTTGCGGTGGCGGGCGCTTCAGCTGGTTTTGCAGGCTCTGGTGCCGGAGTCGGCTGTGGTGTTTCCGGTTTTGACTCAGGAGCTGTCACCTTTGTGGCATCGGCCAGCTTGTTTTTCTCTCTTACACACTCTTGCCATTTTGTGCATGGCTCACAGTCCTTCATGAATTTGTTGGCATCTTGTCCAAACACATGCCCCGCCGGACACGGATTGGAAGAGGACTCTGACCGTTCTTGTACTGGTTTGGCAATCTCGTTAGGTACGTCGGCCTGCGTATCATACCGACTTCTTCGAGTGGGCTCTTCGCCGGGGGGTGTCTGTGTCCCACCAAGTGACCTCTCTGACGGCATGGACTGACCCTTCCCATAGTAATATTCGGCGACCTCTTCGTAGGTGGGAATGTGAATAAGCTCGTCAAGGATAAAAACCTTCTCCAGATCTGAGTCGGGGATGATGAATCCTTTTGGCCGGTCAATAAACTGATGGAGGATAAATTTTGTTTTCTCCACCTTGCCCTCTCGCTTGAACTTGATCGACTTTCCTTCAACAGGGTCGGTGAAATTGACCAGGGGATCAATTCCTTCCATGCCCGGCCTTACGGAGCCTTTTGCCATTTCTCGTAGATAGTCTTCCATCAAGTAGCTTGATGTGTGGAAAACTTGTACGCCTTTCATCTCCTCTTCTTTGTTGTCCGAGCAAATGACGTTGTACAAAACTCTGGCACTTGTATTGGGAAGAAGGGCCTTGATGATAGAATCTTCTGCTCCATCTCTCTGTTTTCTTGCCCTGTCTTCGGCAATAGGATCGGGCAGGCCGAAAGTTTTTGACAAACAAATGATTGGCCCCTGTCCGGCCCCAACATCGGTGTAGATGAAAAACTCAAAGCAGTAGCTCGGTTCTCCGGGCATAGGGTCATTCTTGCCGGCGATGTAATCGAGGATATCAATTGTGTGGTATCCTTCTGGACACTTCATAAACGGGATTGAAATATCTCGACGGAATAGGGGAGCATAAAATCCTCCCTCAGCTTTGTTCTGGTTTTCTGTCATTCTTTTCCGAAAACCAGCTGCCATTTCTTCTCTTGACCTTCTTTTTGGTAGTACACTCATAATGTTTCTCCTTTTTTCTTTTTAGTTGATTGGTAATGATTTCTTGCCTCAAAAAAACTTTTCACCGCTCCAAACACGGTAACTCTTACAACAATGTAAATACCGACAACAGCAAGAACAATGCACAAAACAATTTCAAGAAAAGACATTATTTCACACCCCGCCTTTCCCGAATTTGCTCTCTGATACTCTCGTACGCCTTAATGTTCCTATCATTGATTTCTCTTGGGTCAGCAAATAAGCCAATTGTAATGCCTTCTTGTAAATGTTCAAGCGCAACCTTTCTTGAGACAAATTCCCATTTTGCTGAATCAAGTATTGATGCTGTTTCCTTTGCATCGATCAATTCCTCTGTTAGTTTTTGATATTCAGGATCAGCACGAATACAAGATTCGATCATAATATCTGTAGTCTTGTCCCTTGTTGCCTCAAGTTCGCTCCTGTATTTTTTGTACAGCCTCGCTTTCATGATCTTGCGTTTCATGTTAATTGTATCTAGCTCTTTTTGGGCCCTTGCCGCCCGCTTTGCCCAGTAAATCGCCCGCTCTCCTTGTTCTTCCCACTCTTGATCAAGATTAAGTTTGTTGATTTTAAGCTCTGATGCAAAATTCCTATCTTCTTGCATTACTATCTCCTTAGCCTTATTATATAACACCCCTTCAATAACTCAAGACTTTTTTTTAATCTCGGTTTAGCGCCATAAAGCACGCCAGTGTTAATCCGGGCCTTTTCGAGTACATGAATGTGTCTCGAAACTCGAGCATTACCAGAGCCGCCTGCGGGTTTGCATCTTTCATAAGTACCGAGTTCATGTACCCCATCATTGCGAAACGAACAGATTCTGGTTCGTCGGTAATCCCCTGCAATATTGCCGCAACTTTCTTCCAGTCTTCTTTTGCGATCAATGCCCGGCATAAATCAATGATTTGAGGTTTGTTTTCTGTATATAGAAGCGCGGCAGCCTCGTTGTCGTTCTTGATGTCTTTTACCATATCAAGAGAAACAACCATTTCTCGTGGTATTCCCTCACACTTCTCGATGATTGTTTGTTTGATGTAATTGGAAACAGACAATTTCTCCTCTTGACAAATCCAGTCAAGCAACTTCATTGATTGAATATCATCAAGTGGTTTTACCTCATACTTTGTTGCCCGGCTTTTGATTGTTTCTGGTATTTTGTTAATCTCCGACGAGCACAATACAAAGTAGCAATGTTTGGGTGGTTCTTCCAGTGTTTTGAGGAGCGAATCAAACGCATTGGCCGAGAGTCTGTGGACCTCGTCAATAATGTAGATCTTGTATTTACCTTTGATCGGGAAAAATGATACGCTTGATTTAAGGACTCGCGCGTCATCAATCCCGGTGTTTGTTGCGGCATCAATTTCTGTTATGTCAACATCATCAATATCGAGATGATATGCAATCAACCTTGCAATTGTTGTTTTACCGCACCCTCTCATGCCGTAGAGCAGGATTGTTCTTTTTGTTCCAATGATGGACAGGAGAGATTTCTTCTCTAAGTCCCATCCTACCAACTCATCAAAACTGAGCGGCCTGTATTTTAGTTCCAACGCATCAGACATGTTTCCTCCTTAAAATTCTAATGGAACAATCATGCAGTAGTAATCGTCCACCTTTTCTCCGCAGATGGATATGGGATTTTGAGCATTTTTAATGCCAATACATACCATATCTTCATCAACCATTTCAACAGCCTTGATAAGATTCGTAATGTCGAATGCAGCCTCAATTGCCTCCCCCTTATAATTGGTAGAAATCTCATCATCAACCTCCCCGCATATTCCGGTACTTTGATTTGCATACAGAGACATGACACCATTTTTGAAATTGATTTTTACTTTCGGGCTGTATGGATTGCACATAACATTCGTTCTGGTCAAGGCTGCCAGAAACTCTGCCTTATTGACAAGAATTTCGGTTGCCTCATCCATCCTTGAAAAGATTTTCTTGTAGTCTGGGAATTCGTCAGAAGACAAATTGACTCGCAACACGGCATTGTTGCTTTTCAAAACACAGATTGTGTCTGTTGAACCAAACATAATCTTTTCTTCGGATGCCTTAAGAAAGTTCAAGATTTCAGATAGCCCAACAAATGGCATTAGAACCTTCTGCCTCAGTCCAATTGACTTTGTGATGAATGTTGTCAAACACATTCCATTTGATGCAACAAGTTGCATCTCCGCGTCATTTACAATATCGAGCAATCCGCATGTTAGTGCTGGAGTTGCGGTTGAGTCGGCAACCGACCAGGCGATTTTTTCTATTGCCAGCGTCAAGATATCTCTTTCTACCTCGAGAAAGGACATATCTTTGTAGTCTTCACCTTTATACAGGAAGTTCTCCGACGACAACCCTCCGATCTTGAAATTCGGCCTCTCTTTTTCTCCTTTGATAGTGATTAGTTCCTCGCTGTTTTTGGAGAAACACATATCTCCATCTGGCATTGCCTTGACAATTTCAACCAATTTCTTGGCATTAATTGTTGTGCTGCCAGCAGAAGAAATCAATGCCGGACAATCAATAACGAGGGAGACTTCCTGATTGTATGCGGTCATTTTAACCACACCATCTTGCGCCTGCATCAAAATGTTCTGACTATCAGGGGTGAACGCCTTTGTCGATGTAATTCCGGCCAACCTTTCTAAAAATGGTTGTATTGTGCTTCTTGTTGCCTTAAATTCCATTTCCTACCTCCTATTTTTTATATCCAAGAAATTCAATTTTTTCAATAAAATTTGCAATGCCTCCTTCAAATAACTTTCTATTGTTTGGATTGTAAAGGGCCGACGCGGGGTGCACACACCAGCATATCCAAGCATTTAATTTCTCATTCCATTCTGTTTTTCCATTCATGTTTGTAATGCCGGAGTCAGTGTTGTTAAAGCAATTCAAACACGTATTCCCAAAGGCAAGAATCAAGCATGGTTGTATGTGTTTGATCTCTTCAGAGAGCCATTTCCAACATATCTTGATTTGCTCTCCAGTAGGATTTTTGCTGATATGTGGATAACATTTATTCACGTTTGTAATGTAGAAATGATCTCTTGTTAATCCATATTTTTGTATTTCTTTCCATAAAATATCTGTCCCCGCTTTACCAACAAAACCCCTGCCTTCAACATCCTCGTCATGGCCAGGAGCCTCCCCGGTAATCATTACATTAAGTCTGCCTGGAGATGGATATACTGGACCAAATTCACACTCTTTGCCAAGGGTGCAGGCGTAACAATCTTTAAGGTCATTCAAAAAAAGTGGAACAGAATATTCCCTTTCTTTTATCAAATCCAACGAGTATCTTCGCGGAATGTCGAGGGTCTTCCATTTCTCGATTTCATCTTCTGAGGGGGTAAATTGTAACCTGTTTATCAGGTTGGGAAACAATTTGTCTTGGTATGGATTGGTTATTTTGAATCCAAAGTATTTATCGACATCTTTTGATGGCTCGTTGTCAAAGGCTCCTACTTCTATCAGGAGCTTTTCTACCTTGCCAAGACTTTTCTTTGTAGGTGCCGAATTAAAGAATCCATTTCCATTGTTTTTCTTTACTTGCATGCAAGTAGCAGCACTTTTCTCGCCAATTCCTTTTATTTCAATGAATGGACAATATAAAATGCCATCTTTTGCTACCCAGTTAGTGGCGCGCGATGTTTCAACCTTTGGCAACATAACTTGTAATCCAAGACGATATGCCTCTTCAATCATTTGCTCTTTCTTGCCATCTGAACCGTATGTTAGATTTGCACAAATAAACTCTGTTGGATAATAGTGGCGGAGCCAGCCGGTCCAATAGCCAAGCATTGCATAGGATATCGAGTGGGAATTAGATGTGACCACACCACTTTTTAAAACAAAATTATGATATGGAGCTTCCATTTCAACATCAAATGTTTCGCCGACCTTATCAAATTTGATTGATATAATTTCTTCTTGTTTTGTTAAAAGTCCCTTGTCAAATCTTTTCTTACGATTCAATTTATCATAGTGAATTTTCTTGTGGCATGAATTACATAACCACATGAGATTTTCTTCACTTTGATCCCTGTAATCACCATTTGCATGATGTAATTCAAAACGAATGTCGTTATTATATTTCTCATCACATAATTTGCATGGAGATTCATTTTTTATGTTATTTAACCTAGTTTTTTCTAAAAGTACAAAAAGTCCCTCCTCTATTTTTTGGAATCCCTTTTGGCCCTTCTTTGGTAGATTTTTAACAAAATTACCATCTGGATAAAGTCTGAATATTTCATTTTGTTCCTCATAGCCTGCATTTATGAATAATTTGTCTCCAATTTTCAACTCAGATAATTGTTTGTCTCCGTCGTTAGTAGGGAATTTATGATTCAAAGTGCACCTAACATTCTTCCCAGTACTGGTTGTAACACACCAAATGTCTTTTGTACCTGCGAATGTAATATTTTTAATTTTATTCAATCTTAACCTTTTATCATCATGCATCGAAAGGACTTTGGGGTACCCTTGATGATTATATTTATACCAAAGCGATTCATGCTTTGTTTTTGTTGCATAATCCAGGTTATTTTTGATCAAGAACATTTCTTTGATTGTCAACTCTTCTCTGCCGTTTGAATTCCCCTTGTCTATTATCTCATCACCATCCAAGCATAGATTAAATGAATAGCTGGCATGCTCTTGCAGCTCTTCCCAGAATGTTTCTGCTTCTTCTTTGGATAGGGTCTTTTGTTTTGCACAACCTTCTATAAATGCGTCTTTGAATGGCTTAAATTCTTTGGCGTCTCGTTTCTTACTAATGACCTTTCTTATTTTGTCTGCTGTTGTATATGGTAGCCCGGCAACCTTATTGATGACCTCCATCACTTGCTCTTGATAGACAACGTTGCCGAATGTTTTCTCTGTTATTTTCTCATAAAGTGGGTGTTTCTTTTTCCAATCTTCTCCGTGCTTTCTTTTAATGTAGTCGTCTGTCTGTCCAGAATATAATGGCCCAGGCCTTGAAAGTGCAATCGTGTCGCTTAGGTGTGTAAAGTTGTCCGGTTTAACCTTTTTGACAACATCTGTAGTTGTCCATCCAGTTAATTGAAAGATGCCCACCGTATTTCCTGTTGATAGATCATCGTATACTGCTTTATCATCAAGAGGAATGTTCTCGAAAACAATATCTTTGTTGTGATTTTGTTTAATTAAGTCCTTAACTTCACTTAGTATAGACAAAGTACCGAGTCCAAGAACATCAAGCTTCATAAGACCAATATATTCAGAATCTTCTTTGTCCCAGTTTGAAACAATTAGATCCGATCTAGTAACCAAACAGCCCTTTGTGCCTTGTGAAAGATCATCAGCCGAAACGACAAGGGCTGCCGCATGTTGTCCGGCAGCTTTAATTTGTCCTTCTAATTTAATGGCATGTTTGACAACATCAGGATATTTTGCTTTAAAGTTTGTACCTGTAACTGTTGTGGAAACTGCATTTCTTATAACATCTTCATCTTCATCGGGTAAGGACTTTGCAAATTCGTCGACCTCGTCAGAACTTATATCAAAAACCCTTGAAACATCTCTTATTACCGCCCTGCCCTTCATTGCCAAAAAAGTCGAGATTGATGTGATGTTGCTATTCCCATACATCTTTTCCAGATGTTCTCGGATAAGATGTCGCTTTCTATCTTCGTAGTCGGTGTCAATATCTGGAAGGTCGACTCGGTCTTCGGCGATAAATCGAGAGAAAAGCAGGTTGAATTTAAGTGGATCAACAGATGTGATGCCAAGTAGGTAAGCTACCAAACTTCCTGCAGTTGAGCCCCTTCCTGGACCTACCAGGATGCCCTCTTGTTTGCACCAGTTAATCAACTCATAGACAATCATGAAATAAGGGGCAATTTTCTTATTTTTAATGGTTTGACACTCTTCTTCAAGTCGTTGTTTATATTCGGAAACATTAACCGAGCATATCTTTTCCAATTGGTTCTTTGCTGTTGTATAGATGTACTCATCAGGATCAATATTCTCAAAAGAAGGTACTTTTGGCAAATAGACATCCTGCCTCTTAATTGCAAAAGAAGAGCATTTTTCTGCAATTTCTTGCGTTGTAGATATTGCCTCATCTACCTCTTTTGTACTTAGAACGCCCTGGGAGGAAAATACGTCGCGCATTTCCTTCTCTGACCTAAGATGTAGTCCTGTTGTTTTGAATCTGAAGCGGTCTGGATCAGACCATTTTGCCTTTGTTTGCATGGCGAGAAGAACTTCATGGGAGACACTGTCATCTGCCAGAATGTAATGACAATCGTTTGTTGCCACCAAGGGGATGTCAAGACTGTTTGCCAGCGATATACATAGTTTGTTGATCGCGATTTGATCATCAATCTTGTGTGGCATCACTTCAAGGTAAACGTCATTTCCAATTTTAGCATTAAGCTCCAAGAAAAATTCTTGCCCTCCTGGTTTTGTTAAGAAGGAATCTGCACAGCCTGTTAATACAACAAGTCCTTCGCAGTTTTCTAATAACACCTTATAGTCAATTCTTGGCCGGTAATAGAATCCTTTCAGGTTGGCATATGTCAACATTTTGCCAAGGTTGCGAAAACCAATGTCGTTCTTTATAAGCAATGTTATATGTCCTCGGCTTTCCCCCTTCTTTTTAATTGTTGCGTCGGGTACAATATATGCTTCGCAACCCAGGATTGGCTTGATTTCTTGCTTTTGACAGGCTTTTTGAAACTTAATCAATCCATCGATATTGCCATGGTTGGTTAGAGCAAGATATTTTTGTTTGAGCTCTTTTGCCCTTTTTGCGTATCCGTCTGCAGTGCCGAATCCATCTAAAATACTGAATTGATCATGAACGTGTAAATGAGAAAAAACCATGCGAGTCCCTTCCGTTGTTATTCTAATCTTGATAACTGTGTCATTGAGAGTTTTTCGGCGTTGACCATGAAGTTCCTTACTCTTGTAGTTCCATCTCCTTTCTCAACTGCGGCATAACCAAAGCCAGGCAGTCGGCCCTCTTCATGGCGTCTGAGTACCAACTCATAGATA